CAAACGCAGTGGTAATTGTGCTTAGTAAACCAATGCCGCCAACACCTGTAGAGTTTGTTCCACCTACACCGACAGCACCAAATCCACCGCCACCGCCACCAAAGTTGCTATTTGAATCCCCAGCGCCACCGTTCCTACCCTGCCCCGCTATTCCAACACCCGCAATAGACCCAGCTAAATACCCAGCACCGCCGCCAGAGCCTCCAGCGCCGCCCGGTTTGCTTGCTTGACTATCTACGTCTCCACCACCACCTCCTATTGCTGGGCTTGAGCTTGATGCCGTAAATACAGAATTATTACCCTTACCGGGAACGCCGCCACTACCCGGCGCAGTGCCGCCAGCGCCAATTGTTACCGTATAGTTTGTTTGAGGGGCAACATTTAAAGACGTAGAAGAAACCACCCCTCCAGCGCCCCCGCCCCCGCAATAGTTCCATCCGCCCGGCCCGCCGCCAGCAACCAATAAAAACTCAATTGGAAAAACATCTAAAGGCCATACCGAACCCCGTAGTGCTTGCATCGTTTCATTAGAACGCCAAATACCCACAGCAGCACTTGCGCTTGTGCTTGCTGCCGAGACAGATAAAACAGAGCCTTGGTATCTAGTAGACATAATTAAAAAGTAATTGTCCCTGTGCCAGAGGTAAACGTATAAACTTTGTATCCAGAACGTGATGCTACATCTGATGGTGGAATATTTGAACCTGTGGTAGTTACACCATTAACCACCAACCCAGCCGCAAAAGAAACAATGTCCCTGTAGTTATTTAAATACGCAAGAATAACAACGCCTGATCCCCCATTACCGCCAGCAGAAATTACTCCTCCGCCACCACCGCCGCCGCCTCTATTTGTAGTGCCCGCAACTGCAACAACGTTATTACGCCCGCCTGCGCCACCGCCGCCAGTACCTCCTGCGCCACCTGTGCCAACACTAGTACCGCTACCGCCGCCACCACCACCAGCATAGGCAGTACTTGTGCCGGAAATGGCTGAGGATGATCCTGCCCCTCCTGCTGTTCCAGTAGCGTTTGTGTTTGTAACGCTTGCCGCACTAGCACCGCCGCCACCTGTGCCGCCTCTGCCAGAGGAGCTAGTTCCACCGGAGGAGTTTGCCCCCAGAAATCCTTGGCCCGCCGTACCAGCACCCCCAAGTTGACCTGTTCTTCCCGCAGCGCCGCCCCCTGAACCACCAGCAAGACCCGCTGTTCCAACACATCCGCCCCCACCGCCCGCAGTAGAAGTTATGCTATTAAAGACAGAAGCTGTGCCGCTAGTGCCAGCTAAACCAGTGTTATTTGCTCTTCCCGTACCGCCGCCACCAATCGTAACAGTGTATGCCGTTCCTGCGGTTACTGAAAGTCCTGTTGCAGTGCGATATCCGCCAGCGCCACCTCCGCCACCACCACCGTTAGTATTGTCCGCAGACCCGCCACCACCTCCGCCAGCAACTACTAGATAGTCAACATTAGGGGTTACAACATTAAATAAAGGCCATATTGATGCAAATAATGACTGCATCACTTCGTTAAGACGCCATATTCCTTTAGCGGATAGCGTATTAACTGTCGCCGCAGTGGACGACATTATTGAGCCTTTATACCTAGTAGACATTAGGTAATGGCTTCGTATGAAGCGGTTAATTCAATAGCTGATCCTGTGCCAACGGTCACCACAATAGACTGCGCTTCCCCAAGGTAAAACGCCGTGCTTTTGTCAACAACAACAATTGAAGCATTTACCGGAACAGGCACTTGATACACAAGGCGGTAATTTGTCCCCGCCCCAGCCGCTGCGCTATTGATTGCTACGGTTACTGTGGCAACTGCTGCCGTGACATTTGATGCAACAATGTTGTCAATTTTATTTACCGTGCCAACAGCGGGTGTAAGCGCAGTCCAAGTTGTCGCCCCGGTTGTAGCTGGAATTAAATAATTGGTGTTGCCGTAAATTGTGGTTACGTTAACTATATTGGGATTTGCCATGCTTATTCCTTAATAACCAAAAATCATTGCCATTGCTATAGATTTGCCTGTTGTAATACCGCCACCGCCAGATATACTAGCAGTAATAACAAGTGCTTCAACAATATCCCCCGCTGCGCAAGCCACGTTTAATGTAAACCCAGTCCCGCTACTAGCGGTATAGTCAGAGCCGGTTAACAAAACACCGTTTACATAAATCTGCAAATATCCTACTGCATAGGTTACTGTAAACGCCGTTTGCCCAGCCGTAGCTGTAAATGTAGTTCTTGAATACGAACCCCCGGCAGGGGCAGATGAGAGCCACACCGTTCCATCTGACGTTAGAATATTTCCGCTTGCACCCGGCGAACTAAGTCCAGTTCCTCCGTTGGCGGCTGGTAAGACGGCGCTATTAGTTGCAGTAAGTACCGCCCCATCAGCGTAAATAGAACGGCCCGCTGGATAAGTTACGAATACGTCCTTTGTACCGGCAGAGAAAGTTACAAGCGAACCGCCCGCACTAGAAGCCAGCACTGTGGTACGTGAAAGAGTCGTACCCGAAGAAGTGTAGGTTCCAATACCCACTTCCCACTCAGAACCCGTTTGTCCTGCGATGGTGTAGTAGGTTGTATTACCGTTACCGACTACCGCAAACGATTGATATCCGGTGGACGCGCCCGCAAGCGTAACTGTTCCAGTACCCGTTGTGGTAGTGGTTTCCTTAACGCGATCTGCTAGTACAAGCGCCATTTTGTATCCTATACCGTTGTTTCTACCAACACCCAGTTTGCTGCTTCTGAGTTGTCAATTACAGCCCAGTTTGCCGACTGAGGGTTTGAAATATTCTGCCAGTTTGCGTTCTGGCTGTCGTCTATTATTCTCCAATAGACAGGAACAATAGTACCAACAGCGGCATTTGATTGTACGCCTGTCAGTGACAAGATAAAGTTCTTGCCAACAGAACCAATAGTACCCGAAGCCTCTGCCCCAGTCAAAGCTGCGGAGAGAACCTTTACTACACTATCAACAGCGCCGGAAGCATCTACCCCGGTCAAAGCAACCGTAATACCTGCCTCTACATTTCCTACAGAGCCGCTTGCTTCCGTCCCAGTTAAAACAAATAACTGGACGTAGATAATTGTTCCTACCGCACCTTGTGCTTGAACCCCGCTCAGTCCAACTACTTTGCCGCCATGCGTTATCGTGCCAACATCACCAGAAGCCGCTACGCCGGATAGCGCAATTGTTATATTCGCAGTAGCTGTGCCTACTAAGCCACTTGCTTGAACCCCGGTTATGTCAAAGCTACGCGCCCCAATTGCTACCGTACCAGCTAAACCAGAACCCACTACACCCGTTAAATCAATAGTGCTACTAGGTGTGGTCGTACCTACTTCGCCAGTGGCTACATCGCCTGCATCTGGTAGAACATTTACCGCAGATACAAAACCCGCGACTGCGCTTGCGGATACCCCGAGCAGGGCAACAGATATATCTGAGGCTACTGTACCCACAAGGCCCGAGCCAACTACGCCTGTTAGTAGCGCAGATTGGGCGTTCTCCCCAAGACTTGAGAACGGACTTTGCGAAAATGCGGATATACCAAACATGGCTTACGGCGTACCGCCGCCTCCGCTTAAGTTGTCGCTAACCGCAACAGCGCAGTGGTAGTGGTATTGGCTGGCATTGTCAACGTAAACGTACCCGCCGTAATAGACTGTGAACCAAACGTGTGGACACTGACCGCCTTGTTACCTTGGGTAGAGTTGTAAATCAACACAGTATCAAACGCGGTTGCTAAAGTAACATTGGTGTAAACAAGACTACCAGAAGGAGTAAAGAAGCCTACCCCCGCAGTTGCAGACGAGTTTGTGGATGTTGGAGGCGTAGCGTTGGTTACGTTTATACCGCCTGCTGTGTAGTTTGCGCCAGAGACTTCGCCGGTAACTGTATATACAGTAGTGGCTGCATTAATCGTAGCGGAAACAAGATACAAAGCGCCATTGAAGGTATCCGCAGTTGCTGCTGCACGAATAGGAGAAGCGCCAAAATTATGGGTTGCAGTCATTAGTTCCCCGAGGAACGATGTGCACATTGATTGGGTATTTGCCATGATATATCCTTAAAAAGATGCAGCTTCGCCACCAGCAAAAGCGGGTGATTTCTTCAACGTGACATGCGCTGAGCGGTGAACCAACTCGCCGTCCAACCAGTACTCAACCCAAGTCGTTAGCTCATTGTCATTATCGACTGTGCCTTCCCGTTTTTCAAGCAGAGAATCATCCATGTCGCCTTTGGTGGTAGTGACTATCAATTTGAACTCCTGATAAGCGCAGTTGTTGAGGTGTTAGCGGGCATGGTGATTGTAAACGTGCCAGTCGATGTTTTGTCAGAACCAAAGTCCAAAACCGCAATAGATTTGTTACCCTGCGTGGCGTTATAAATCAAAGCGCACCGGGCGGTCAAAGATGCCGTCCAAGACACATTATTCCAATTTGCATAGGCCACGTAACCCGAAGAGCTAATGGCTACCCCAGTCATGATTTCCCCACCAGCCGTGTAACCAGCGGCAACTACTTCATTGGTAGTGCTGTAGACCGTAGTGTCCTCATTCAAGTTAGCGTTACCCGTATACAGCGCAATTTTAATTGTGTCCGTAGCCAAGTTGTGTACAGCGGTGTACAACTCTTTCTTGAAGCTGGTGGTCTGGGTTTGGACAATGCTCATTTCACAGCCTGCCTAAATTGACCGCTACGATAAGCGTCCTGACGCTCCAAGCCATCTGCCAAACGTTTAGCCAAAACAACTGCTTCCATGTACTTCTGGTTGTACAGAGCAACCATATCCTGTTCACCTTTCATAAAGGTGTACGCCTCTACTAATGCGCCATATAGCAGCACGGAATCAAAGTTATCACCCAACCAAGTTTGTCCACTGGCTACTGTAGTGATTGACTCGGGATAGTAGTAGTAGTGAAGTTCTACGGAATACGTAGTATCTGGAGTAGGGCCAAGAATAAAACTTAACTCGTTTGTTGGCGTAGGCAGCGCTCCCGATGTTGTAGTTGGGCCAAACAAAGCGTAATACTTTGGTGTTCCGGTTTCCGTTGGCGTAGGATACGCCTCACGAATAAAGTTTACATCTTTGTTGAGTAAAAATGTATATGGGCCAGACCCAGAAAAAATAGCTAATGAGTACGTTGACAGAAAATCTTCTGGAGCAGACAAGTACTTGTTATTGACTGTTACTGTCCCCGTTACGTTTTTACGTATCGAAGGAAACTGCATCGAGTTGTAGATGCGTTGCTCTGCCTGCGTAATGAACTTATTGATCTGAGCCGTCGAAGATACAGTAGACGAATCCGCGAGGGTAATCGCCGGAAAATTATTTTCCGTATAAGTCTGAATTGTTGACGAAAGCTCAGAGTAGTTCATTTTGCTATCTCGTACTTGTTTCGTTTAGCTTCATTTTCTCTTGCCCTCATAAGTTGCAAATTACTTGGCACGTGTAACCCTGAAACTATTTTACCTTGCAACGGGATAATATGGTCAACCGTCCACGGCTCATTATTAACTCTAGACAACATTGCGGCAACTGAATAGATACATTTAATTTTTAGCTCATCAAACTCAGTTTGCCAAATTGGAATACGTTGCAGCAAAGCCGCCCTACGTTTTGATGCGTTGGCATTTATTAAATGCTTATGCTGGCTTTTGTATACCTTTTTCCTATCGGCATTCCACTGTTTTTTCTGGTGGTATCTAACCCTTGCGTTGGCGTTGTATGCTTCTTTTGTTTTGTCAGAAAGCTTGCTAACCCACAATTTCTTTGCAGCACGTACACTTTCAATATTAGACGCAATCCAAGCTTTGTTTTTTTCAAGCAGGCGTTCCTTATTCTTAAGGTAATACTCCCTTTGCTTGGCTTTTGCAACGCTTGGATCTTTGTACGGCATGATATTAGGCTAGAGGCCCTCTTGCCATCAAGCCTTTGGTAGCCGCGCCAGTACCACGAATTTTGATACCGTCAGTTTTAACTGGCTCGTTACCAGCGGATTTGCTGATAGCGCCGATACTTACATCGTAGGTTTCTAGCTTGCTACGGTTTGGCTCTTTGCCGGGGTTGCTGGCAATGCTCATAGCCTTGCCGTCCATCGTATGCGGTTTTGCATAGACGGCAGCAGAGCCTACTTCTTTACCCATTTTCTTCATACTGTAGGCCATGATTTACCCCGTTTTTTGGTTAGCTGCGCGGGACATATTACGACCCATACGCATACGGTCTT